GCGATTCGCTGGTCAGGCTGGAGGCATAATTCACGCTGGAGTTATCGGCCGACACCACCCACTCGGGGGCGTTCCAGCGGACCGCGCACGCCCGCAACAAGGACTGCACCACCTGAATGTAATTGCCAGCATTGGCGCCGAACGATGTCTCCACGAACGACTGGCCCGCGTCCGTATCAATCACAGTCCCCGGCTCGAAGCGCATCACGTTGCGAGAGTTGCCGGTGAACGGCTGGGTGTTCTGGTAGTCCGCTGTCGAGCCGATGAACGAGTTGACCATTGCCGGCGAGGCCGACTCATGCTGACGGACGAAGGCGATCGCGGCCTGGATGGCCGCACCCTGCCCCATGTTCTCCAGCAGCCTGCCCACGGTCTTGTACAGGTCCAACGTGTCGTAGGCGAAATCGGGCATCCCCCGCTTGATCTGCCGATCTACGTTCTCCTTGTAGTGCCAGACCTCGTTGCCGTGGAGGTACTCGCCATCGGCCGCGGAACCGCTGTAGGAGACGAAGTAGCCGCGCACGTCCCAGAGGTCCTCTGGATCGACCACGATGCCGTAGGACGCGATGTCGCGGGGCTGGTCGCCCGGCTCGATGACGTGCTCGGGCTCGACCGTCCGCACCAGCGTCATGCCGTCATCCTGCGGGAAGATGCGGACGAAATACTCGCCGTCGCGACGACTGCGGTAGAACAACTCCTGCTGAATCCACTGCCAGGCGTTGACCCGGCAGAATTCATCGAGCCATTCCTGAATGGCCTCCAGCAGGGGCTTCGGGCAGTCGGGCCGTTTCTTCTGGGGCCTGGCAACCATGCCCTCGCCGATGACGTAGGAGGTCAGCGACTTCAAGGCGCCATCGGCCAGCGGCGACATCTGGCACAGCAGACGCGAGGCAGCACGCAAGCGGGAGTGCTCGACCCACGACCGCCAGAAAGGCCAGTTATCGCCGCAGCGGCGATCCTGGGCCGTGCTGACGGGCAGCAGCAAATCCCGATCGGGACCACGCATCCGGTCGAGCATGTCCGAATAGCCGGACAGCCACTCCCACGCCTCGTAGGACTCGAGGATTTTTTTCTGCCGGGTGCGGATCATCTGGTGGGCACGCAGTTTGTTCCGGCCCTCGATGAGAGCCAGCTTCTTCTGTGTGCGGTCCAGTGCCGCGTCCAGTGTGAGACGTGGTTTACCGTGGCCGTTGGTCGGTGCCATGTTCTGCCCCTCGGAGGTCGGGGCAGAGTGTACCAGTTATGTGGTCCCGGGTTCCATGACCCTGACTGGGCCAGGTGGTGCGTAGTAATAACTGCCGTAGACATGGACAGCCGCTCTCGGCTGATGGCAGGTTGGACCCAGCCGGTAGCAGGTAAATGCTTCTTCTAGTGGCAGAGTCGAGGAGAACGCAAAAGAAATCTGATGCCCAATGACGCTCAAAGCGAATCCCTTGTACAAACCAGGCGGGTAGTTCTCGAACGCAAAGCGTGCCCCGTGAACACGCCCTGATTGCAGATCGAGCGTATTGGTGACCGCTTGATAGATCGGCCAGTCACCTGCGGTCCGGTGAAGATCGATACGGAATCGATCCCCGCTTCTGGATTCCAGAAGAAGGGAATTCCCCAAAATACTCCCGCTGGTCCTGTTCGTGCTATTGTACCGATCGAACAGCAACACCCGATCGATCGTGTGACCGATGAGAACGTGCAGTCCGTTGGGCGTCCATCCTGATGTTCTCACGTCTTCTGCCAGACCAGATTCGCCCTGTTCCTCCAGCCAATCCGCATAAGCGAGACGTGCCAGTGGATCACCGGATGCCATGGCCTGGAGAAATTGCTGTTCCATGTCCATCGATCCATCAATTCCATGGTGCGAATCAGCGGGTCGTGCGCCGCTCCTCGAACACCTGACAGATTCGGGCCACGTCCTCCGCTGTGGCCGGCGCCTCGCCCACCAGCTGCGCCGCGTCCTGTGCAGCGACCTCCCCGGTCCGACACAGCATGGAGCACTGCGGGCACACGCCGAAGGGAACGCCCGAATCGACGGGGAGCAAGGCTACCATGCACACGGGACAATCGCTCATGTCAATGTCCTCATCACCCAGCCACGACATTCGGCCCCCCTGTGGCGGACCGCCTCAACAAACGTCGGGTAGCAATCGCTGCTCGCCACCCATCGCCAGCCGGCGTAGTGCGTGCCGTGGTGTCGGTAGAGACGCTGGTCGGTCTGCACCGGACGCTCCCGATGCTCGGCCATCCATCGCAGACCAGCCGCCAGGTCGCCGGCCCTGCCGTGGTGCTCCTCGAGCATGTCGGCCAGTGCCAGGCAGGATACCGCCCAGTCGTCATCGATGGGCGCCATGGCGATCTGGTGCAGCATGGCATCGGCGGTCTGAATGTCGGGGCTCATGCTGACCTGCTTTCCTGCCACTGGTCGGGATGATCGCAGAGCAGCAACTCCTTGACGGCATACGTCGGAGGCGACGAGATGCCCACATACTCAGAATCCCACGGAGATGATTCTTTCGCCAGCCAGATCATTGAACTCCGGAGGGATGCCAGATGCCGATCATGCGCCGCATCCGCCCATTGCTGGGCCAGTCGCGCATGCTGCTCCGCCGCCAGACGATTCGTGTAGGTGGCGACGATGTTGTCCTTTTCGTCCATGCCGTTTTCGGCAACCACGATATAGACCGTCTGCATCACACCACCTCTTCCCACCTCGCCTCGGGAGGATACCGCGCCTCCAGGTCCCGGACGTACTTCCCGCCCTCGACCCGGTAGATCGGGATCAGGGTCCCTGGCTCGACCGGAGGCAAATCCGGGTGGAGGATGCGCACGGCCAACCGCTCCATCTCGGGCCACCAGTGCGGGCAGATTTTGCACAGGATCGTTCCGGACGGGAGGAGGTCGCCGACGCCTCGCAAGAAGATGGCAGGCAGCTCACTCCAGCCGTAGACGAGCGTGCCCTTGCGGTCTTTCAGTGGCCCGCTCCAGTCGCTGGCTATGGCGATGCGGACGTGTTCCATGATTCATTTCCCCTCACGCCATCACGCCAGGTTCGGCTGACGCTCCTCGCGGTCGGCATCCTGCCACTGGTCGGGGTGGTCGCAGAGCAGCCGCTCCGAGATACTGTACCGGCGAAAGCACTTGAGCGGTCCGGATAACTCCGGGTCCCATGCTGACGAGGCGGCCCGTCGCTCCGCATAGCCCAGGGCCATGATGCGGCGGTGTTCCTCTTCGGCGTTCAAGACGTGCAGTTCTGCCGCCTGCCGGTCTGCATACACGGCAATAATGGCTGACTCATCATCGTAGGATTCCGCTGGATATGACCAGACCAGATAGACCGTCTGCATCACTCCCCCTTCAGCACGTCCACCGAGAACTGCCCGTAACAGCCCTGGACCTGGACCGGCACCTGTCTGATATCGATGAAGCGAACGACAAGAGTGTCCCTGGACCACTTCCAAACATCGACGCCCAGCCATTGCCCTGCGTCTCGTCCCTCCCAGGGCGCATCGTTGACCCGACCGACAATGGTTTGAACCAGTGAGCGAATCTTGTCGATGTCCCACCCCTTGATACTGATGACCTTCTCCATCACGGCCTCATCGAACAGGTACGCCAATTCCAGAACCGTCAACTCGTCGTCTTCCTTGGTCAGCCAGGACGGGAGATCGGGATACCAGGACATCAGGTGTCCAAGAATCCACCGCTCCCCCTTGAAGTCCTTCCAGTGTTGATACCAGCCCACCCATTCGCCCGATCCCCACTTGCTGCGGATATCGGCCTGCTGGACGCTGAACCACTTCTTGCCGGTTCGCAAGGCAAGGTAGAACGGATCGGGGCTGGCTGGCTGTCTGCCGTGCGTGTCCTCCTCGTGGAACTGCTGACGACCTTCAGCAGTGGGTTCCACGTCTTGATCGGCGAACGCACGGTACAGGTCTTCGAGGGGCAACGGCCTGTTGAAGTCGCGGCGTCCCATGTACCTCACACCCCCACCCGGTTGTAGACAGGTCGGCCCTTCTGGGCGGTCCGGCCGTTCCACAACTCGATCGCTACCCGCCGCGCCATCTCCAGGGCATCCGGTCCGTCATCGTGAGAGGCGCAAGGGAATTGCTTCAGTTGCTCGACCAGTATACGGGTTCCTGGGGTGCGACGAAAGCGCATCTGGCGTCTGGACAGAGGGTCGCCCAGACGACGAATGCGGACCTCCTTGGAGGGTGATACGTTGTCTACCTGATAAATGCGCAGGCTGTCCGCAATCCCCATCAATTCCGCAACCGTCCGGTATGCGGGGACAAGCAGTTGCTGGAACGTGTTCGTTTCGATGGCCATCCCCTCGGGCCGGAACGCGGTATATCGTTCCAGCGAGGTTTCCACCATGCCTTCGCCCATGGCGGTTTTGTCGCCGGCTCGCTGGGCAAGCAATGGCCGCCGCCCCATGTCGGCCTCGATCCACTCCATGCCGTCCGGCGTCCGGCCGTACAGGATCAGCGCCTGATAGTCGGCGTTCTTGCTCCCCACGCCCTTGGACGGATCCAGCGCCATGACCTTGAGCAGCATGTTCGACGGCCATTCATCGAACCAGAAACCCGGCCAGCCAAAGAAGTCGTCGGGCCACTCCGTGGAGCCCGGCGCCCTGGGTCGCTGCTGGTACTGGCTCCACCAGTCGTAGGAGCTGGCCGCTCGAATCTTCTCCAGATCATCGACGGGATACCGTTCTGGCCAGAGTGCCTCGCCCGGCTCTCTGGGGTCCTCGGGGTGTCTGGCTTCCTCGGCGATGGCGGGCAGAATGACCAGTTCCCACTGGTCGGCGTTGGGGTCTTCCTCGGCGTGCGACAGCAGGCGCCCGACGAGGTCTTCCGGGTGCCACCGGGTTGACACGACGATAATTGCCGCACCGGGGGCTCGTCGGGTGTAGAAGTCGCCGGTGTACCACTTCCAGACCGCCTCGCGGCATGCTGGGCTGTCGGCCTCCTCGCGCCCGGCCATGGGGTCATCAATGATACCCACGTCGAAACCGTGGCCGGCAATGGCGGTGCCGACGCCTGCGGCACGATAGACGCCGCCATGGTCAACGATCTCGAACACCTCGCTGTTGCGAAGAGGCATCGGCCCCGCTGCCTGGCGGATGCTCTTGCCGATCAGCCGGGATTCCGGGAACAGCCGCTGATAGGGTGCGTCGTCCATGACACGCTGAACATCCCGGTTCATGGACGCGGCCAGTCCAACCGTGTGTGAGCAGGCCAGGACACGCAGGTTCGGGTTGCGCCCCAGCAGGTAGGCGGGCAGGCGACGACTGACGACTTCGCTTTTACCATGCCGTGGCGGCATGCAGACAATGAGGCGTTTCAGTTCGCCGGAAACGACGCGGTCCAGTTGCCGACACAGCAGGCGATGATGCCAGTTGCTGGCATACTCACGATGGGTGTAGGTGACGAACTCGTGCAGGGACTGGCGTGCCTGTCGTCGTCGCAGCAGTTCCCGCGCGGCATCAGGAAGAGGAACCGCTGCCGCTGGCGATGATGCGGGCCAGTTCCTCATCGGACAGGTCCTCGGCTCGATGCGTGTGATGGAGTCGGCCGGTGTGGATGTGCTGCACGTTGTCCCGATACACCTCCGGGCGACGTGCCTTGAGCTTGAAAATCAGGAGTGTATCGCTGTATTCGCGGATGGTCCCGCACTGCTGCCCCTGGTGGAACACGGGCCGCTCGACGCCTTCGACCGCCCGGCGGATTGCTTCCTGCTCCAGCAATTGAGTGTGATGTTCCAGGGCCTGGTGCATGGCCGCCGCGAACTCTGGGTCTGCATCGCGACGGGTGTACACACCGTCGCGAGAGCACCCAGCAAGTTCGGCAGCATGCGAAATCACTCCAACCCGAGACAGGTGCTCAAGAAACCGCGGCGCCCAGTCCGGACCACTCCTTTTTCTTGTTGTCGGTTTTGTGTTACGTTTCTTTGCCATGTAGCACCCGACATCACCGTATCACCCAGATACGTTTGTAACTGTACCGATCGCGCAGGTCCGTCCAGACGAACTTACCCTTGCTGCCGGCGTCGATCATCTTGGCGTAGATCTCATACGGCACGCCGTAATAGTGGTACTCGCTGCCGGCCGCGGCAAGGTTCTTCTTGTTCCTGAACCGAACACCGAGGGTGCCGCCTGATGGCCCCTGGCCATAGTAGGCGATGCTGTGGACGTTGGAGGATTGCACCCCGGTCCAGGCATCGTCACCCCGGAAGTAATCTTCCAGGGAGAGAGTGTCCAGAGAGCCCTCTCTGGACGTACTCCGCCCGGCTGACGAGGGGGTGAAGATCCCTCTCAGTCTATCGATGAATCGACTCATGAGAGGGAGTGTAAGGAATGGATGGGGATGGGGTCAAGTAGACGTGATATCCCCCAACAACACCGCATCGGCAAGGATGCGTGCCGCGTCCATGTCGCCCATGAGGACGGCCATGGCAAGGCGATGGGCGGGGTTGTCGGTGGGGAGAGGAGCGCCGGTGAACCGCAGGGTGATCTGACCTTCGAGATTTTCCTTGGGGGATCCATCCGGATTCAGTGGATATACCGCCGTCTCCTCTGGATCTCCGTACGCATCGTAAACGATATCGCCATCATCGTTACGAACCGGGACGTATTCGATGGGGCGAATCGCCGGCAGGTCCACGTCCACCCGATCCGTGCCCCAGGCATAGAGCCGATCGGTGGTCATGCTCCAGACGTAGACGCGTTGCTTGATGGGGTTGCTCATGCGGATACTCCTTCGAGGGTGACGCGAAAGCCCAGGTCGCCGATCCGGAACGCCGGCGTGAACCTGATGCGGTCCGCCGCCCGGCAGCTCTGGCCGTAGTTGATCCAACTGCCGCCCCGGAACACCCGGTTCGAGCCCTCCTGCTGCACCGGGTCCACGCACACCCACAGCCCCAGGATGGTGAGGGGCGTCTGGGTGCCATGAATTGAGTAGCTGCCCTCCATCCCTCCAGTAATACGAGTCCATGACCCGCCCCGGACGTGGCCCCATGCGGGCTCGATGGTCGGGCCGGTGGGGTCGAGGGTGATGCGGAGGCTGCGCCCTCCGGAAGATGCGGCATTCGGTTCGCCTGACTTCCTGGCGTCCCGCACCCACAACATTTCCCCAGCCGACCACCACCCCCCACCCCGCAGCCACTTCCATTCCTCCTCGCTGATCTCTACCGTCTCCTGTCCCTCCAGAGGATCGCTGCGATACCCGTCCTGGCACCACTCCCAGACGTTGCCGTGCAT